GGCCTCCTCGTCCACGCCCCGGACCTCGAAAGCCAGATCCCGGTCAAGCCTCTTCGCCATTTCCGCCTTCATTCCCGCCATTCCCGCCATCTTCGTCGTCGTCACCTCCTCCGTTCCCGGATTGTTCTGCTGCCCCTTGCGTGGATCCGAAGTCGAGCGAAAGCCCCAGCGAGGCCGCGTATTTCTCCTCCCGCGCCCTCTGCTCCAGGACCTCCCTCCAATCCCGGCCCCTCGCCCCGCAGGTTTCCTCGAGGGTGAGCTGCCCGGACTTGATCGCTTCCTCGTTCGCCTGGACTTCCTTCATCGGGTCGATCCATTCCCAGCCGTTCGCCAGCCACCGGACAGACACAAAACGCTCGGGGTCCGCGTAGAAGTTCGGGATCTTCAGGAGGCCGGCCAAATAGGCCGCCTCGATGAACCACTCCCAGACCGGCTGGCAAAAGTGATCGACCAGGTACTGCTGGGCCCGTTTATAGGTCCGCCGATCCTCCAGGTAGCCCTGGCGAGCGGAACTGTAAGAACCCTTGGAGAGATCCCGCGACATGGCCTCATAGGACAGCCCCAAAGCGGCACCAGCCCGTCGGTCCAGCATCTTCACGAAATCGGCGATCGACGTGTTGGGCCGGCCCGGTGAGGAAAATGTGACATCTTCGTCACGCGATAAATAATTCATGGTTCCCGGCTCGATCGTTTCCAGACGGTCGCCGCTCGCGGAGGTCTCCTGGCGCCCGAGGCTCGTCCGGTGCGGGTTCCCCGTCTTGATGAACCCGGCGAAGCAGGCCGCCAGCCTTGTCGCCAGCAGTTCGGCGTCGATGGCCTCGCCCGAATGCCGGGCCCGTTGGATGACCGGCACCAGCTCCGAAACGCCCCGGAACTCGACCGCCCTCGTCTTTTTGAACAGGTGGAGGACTTGGTCAGCCGGGATCCGGGAAGATTCCCCGTATTTCTCCTTTGCGAACCAGTAAGCCACCGGCCGACCGAATTCGTTGACCTCGACCCCGCCGTAAACCTTGTTCGCTCCGTTGTCGGTCTTGACCGTGTCCAGCAGGTCCGGCTCCAGCACCTGGAGAAGCAGCGGCACCTGCCCCGGCTCCTTCTTCGGCGTGATCCGCCGGATGAAGATCTCGCCGTCGGTGGACTTCCGCCTCATGACCAGGCTTTCCAGCTCGTAAAAGGTGGACTGCCCCGTCGTGTCGCAGTTTCCGGGCTTTGCCCAGCGCTTCCAGAGGGTCTCGGCCTGCTCGTTCAGGCGCTCGTTCTGGTCTCCCCCGGCCTTCTGGATCGCCGCCTGGGGCCGGATCCCGGACCCCACGACGTTCCTGTCGAACGTGTCCAGGGCCCCGATCACCAGATCGTTGTTCCGCTCGAGATCGCGGGCACGTCCGCGGATCCGGTCACGGTATGGAGCCGCCGTTTCCTCCGCTGTCGCGTTGGCCACCGGCATCCAGTTCCCGGAAAAGCGATCGTTTGCGCCGGCGTCGTAATTCCGGCCCAGCGCAGACCGGAACAGCTGCCGGTCGAAGGCCCACTTCGGCGATAACGTCGCGATGATCCGCTCGAGGATGGGCGGCTTCGTCTCCGCCCTGGTCCTCATCTTCCCGGCCATTGTGCGAGCCCCCTCGTTTCGTACCGTTCGCCGGCGATCTTGCCTTCCAGTTCCGACTCCCGCTTGTACAAGGTCGCCAGGTCCGCCCTCGTCACCCGCCCGCCGCCGATCGTGTAGTCCTGGGCACCGCCTTCGATGGCCAGGATGGCGGCCCGGACGCTCGTCAGCTGCGCTATGTAGGTATCAACATCTGCCAATAGCCTTCACCTCCTCCCTTTTGGGCACAAAAAAAGACCCCCGAAGGGGTCTTTTATCGGTGAATCCACGGGGTATTTCCTCGCTTTATCCAGCCATTCCGCCCCGGATCGGGCCGTTTTGCCTCCGGTTTCGGCTCCGGCGGCGGTTCGGGCGGCTTCAGGTACCGAACTCCCGACATTTCTGCCGCGCAGGCCGCCCCGACCTCACAGTCAAGGAAGTGATTCGCGCTGTGAGACGAGATTTTCTGCCATTTCTCGATCAGCCGCCCCTTGCCGTCCTTTTCCGAGACTTTCTGCTCGGAGCAGATCTGGTCGGCGTATTCCCGGTCGACGTCCTGGGGAACGTACCAGCTCCCCGGCTCGCCCAAGGGCTTCGCCAGGCGCCCGGCGAGGAAATCCTTGTAATAATGGGTGTCGATGAGGGCGATTTTCAAATCCCCTCCGTTGGCCTTGTCCACCGACGAGACCCGGTAGGGCGATGTCAACCTCATGTTCGCGCCCTTGGACGGGATCGCGATCCCTCCCAGTTCGGCACAGAACTGGTAGACCTCCTCCGTTCGGAACCCGGAGTCGATCAGGCCCAGCTGGATCAGGTTCGGGGCATCCCCCTCGGCGTTGTACTCCCGCTGGAGGACCTCCTCAAGCTGATCCCACGTCTCGACCCTGCCCTCATCCACCAGCCAGGACGTCAATCCCTGCCCCCAGGCCCGGACCACATACCAGAAGTGGTCCAGCTGGACGTCGGCCCCGAGCGTCAGGAGCAGGGCATCCCTTGGAACGCTGCCCCGGAGATAATCGCCGCGATGCTCCAGTACGACATCGGACCGGAACCGTGACGCCTTGGGCTCCCACGGCTCGGCCAGCCATGAATTCACGAAATTCATCAGCAGTTCCGGGAAATCCTTCGAGCGAAGGAACTCCGCCGCGACATCCCCGAAGGTCGTCCAGGGGCTGTACAGGGCGTTCAGCTGGTAGGCCACCGATCGCCGGTGGCCGTTGGATCGCGTCGCTCGCCACTCCCCGGACCGGAGCATGTCCATTTTCTGGTTGTCGCGGATCTTCCCTCCGCACTCCTCGCACTCGTACCAGGCGGATCCCCGGGCCGTCTCCGGATCCCTGACCTCCTCCGGCCACTTGATCCGCTTGAACTTCAGCGTCTGCCACTTCCCGCAATGCGGGCAGGGCACGAAATATTCCAGCAGCTCGTCTGCCGACTCCCGTGACATCCAGATCGGCCCCGCTTTCGTCGTCGGCGTCGAGGTTTTGAAGATCTTCCGGTTGTGAAACGTCTTGGTCCGTTCCTTCGCCAGCTCTTGCGGTGCCGCTTCCTTCCCGGAATACCTCGGGTATTTGTCCATCTCGTCCAGGAACACGACCCGGACCGGCCTCGAGGACAGCCCCGTCGGCGAGTTTGCGCCGGCCAGGGCGACAGACATGCCCGGGAACTGGAACTCCAGCGTCTCCGATTCGGCCTGGTTGACCTTCTCGGCCACCTCCGGGATCAGGCGAAGCATCGGCTTGATCCGGTTCTTGCTCATGGACTTCGCCAGATCCTCGGTCGGGTAAACCAGCAGGGCTGGGCTCGGGTCCTGGGCGATGAGATAGCCCAGCACGTTCAGGATCGCCTCCGTGCCCCCGACCTGCGTCGGCTTGACGAAGGTCACTTCCTCGACGTCAGGGTCACATACGGCATCCATGACGGCCCGAAGATAGGGCGTCCGGTGCGTTTTCCACGGCCCGGGCAGGGCCGATCGCGAGTCAAGGATCCGGTATTCGTCGGCCCACTCGCTGACCGTCCTGATCGACGGCGGCTTGAATACCTTGAGGGCGTCGAGGATCCACTCAGGCAAGCCGATTTTTTCGAGGTCGACCTCCGGCATGCCTGATTTTGCGCTTTCTGGGCTTATAGTCGCCGTCCTGGCTGAGTTGCTCAAGGCCATCCGTCACCACCTCCCGAACGGCCTGCTCGATCCGCCTCGCCGCCGCCGCGTCGACATGGGCGGCCGCCTCCATCCCTGCAACCTTGCCCAGAGACAGCAGCGAACGCCTTAACGACATGAAGAGGGCCTGCAGGTGCCGTTTAACTTCGGCCACCGGCAGATATTCCCCTTTGATTTCACTCAGCTTGATCGCCTCGCGGTCGGCCGTCGTCCGCTTCAGTTCAGCCTCGGCCCGGAGCTTCTGCTCGCGATAGCTCAGTTTCACGGCCTGCTGTTCGGTCTTGACCCCGCTCGTTCCGACCAGGCCGCGCCATCGAAGGACCTCGGCCAGAGGCCACCATCCGTATTTCGCCTTCGGGCATCCATTGGCCGCCCATTTAGCCAGGGCGACATCGGAAATTCCGAATAATTCACACAGGTCTGATGTCCTGACGCACTTCTTGCCATCGATTAACTTTCCCCAGCCGGCATCAGGCTTTTTCACCACAGCCCCCTCCTGCCTATTTCCGAACGATTAAACTGATTTGCGAGTTTTTCATGTACGCTTTCCCCGCGGCTTCGCCGACC